CTCTATTGAGACTGATAGTAAAAATTGTAAGCCCCCAAGGAAAAACTCCCCCCGCTGATAGCGAGGATGAAACCTAGGTTCTTCTTTTGCTATCAGCACGGATCAATGACCCGGCCCACGGACTTACTGTGGGACTTTACCTCTACGGAGGCACGGCTATATCTGGAAAATCCCCCTCATAATAGAGCACGGGAGGACCGATATAGAAATAGGTGGAAAAATCATCGCCACCTGCGACGTGGCACTCAAATTTTGTATACACACCATTGCCTTCGTTGTGCTTCTGTGGAAAAAAGAGCGAATTTATCTGAACTCCATCCACTTCTTCGGAATCAGAATATGCACCTGACGTACGGTCCCTTTTTCTACACATAAGCATACGGTTATTAGTGTAAAAAGGGATTTCGACTTCCACGGTGGGCGCAATATCCAAAACTCCAATATGCTTTCCCGAAGATCCACTTGTGTTGACTAGAAGGCCGTTGGCTGCTATCATATTTGCCATATCAGCATCGGCATGTGCGGGAAAAGTCCACGGCTCATTCAAAGACACCGTGGAAGAATTGGAATAATTACTCCCGAATGGCACCCTGGTTACTGAATATGGCTCAATTGCTCTTCCGCCCGTTCCAATAACCTTCCATCGCAAAGAACCTCGCCAGCCTACATAGGCAAAAGAGAGGTAATTCAACATGGTCGTGTTGCAGAAATTGTATGCGCCGGAAGTGGCTCCATTCACAGCATTGGGCACAGCGCCTCTGTTGTACGGGAAAGCGCTTATTCGAGCGACATATCCTACCAGAGCGCCTTCTCTCGCGGTACCAAGATCAGTGAAATAATAGAATCGCTTGGCCATCGCCCTAAAACTCTTGATTGTTTCACCGAAAAATACCTTCGATAAGTCAGCTGAATTTGCCATATTCTGAATCATTAAATCTTGTTCACCAACTGGAGATTGTCCATCTTCAACGTCGATGTCCTCTGTAGATTCAAAATTTAGACATGGTATATCCACAACATCATACTGTGATTGAGGTAATAAAACAAAATTCGCTAGATCATGAGTGGGATCAGCGACCTCAAAATCACCTCCTGCCGATATGGACACCAATATGTCAACATCGTCCGAAGTTGGGGCAGGTGCCGTCAACTCGTTCACGATATAGACGCCTAGCATTCCATTACCACGATCGGTATACGCAGTTAGTGCCGTTCCCGAGGTGTACATCTCTCCAATGTTCGCTTCACCTAGTCTTTGCATAAACTGCGTAGTCTGGCATGGTGGTATAGACACAACGAAATCTCGCGTCTCACTAATGTCCACAATTTTGGTGTAATTCACGTTATATTCAGTCGCACCAGTTCCCAGAAATGTTGGCTCATATACAATACGCAAACGGCCTTTATGGAACCCTGAACATAAGATTTGAAATCTAAAATTCAAAGTTCCAGTCCAATAGTTGAAAGGCCTACACGCATATGCGGTAGAAGTCATATATATACCTTCGCCTTGTGCGCGAACAAAATATGGATCGACTCTCACCTGTGCCAAACACGTTTCAGCTCCTGCGGCAAGCGACCACGGAAAAGTATGACATAACGACTCATGGGCAACAATGTGCGCAATACTCATTTCGTCAACGTCTCCAAGGCCCACTATACGCGGATCTATGGAAACCTCGTTCTTGGAATCCACTGCGAGGGTGGTCGAGTTGTCTGCAACATCCACATTAGCTAAGTTACCTCCCAGTTCGGGTTTGTATCTACATGCTACTGTAGCGGTTGCTTTCGGCCTGGACCATCCAAATATACGAGATATACCCGCAACGGTTTCAGCCACCATCGAACCGGCCATGGCATAAGGCGATATTGACGGAATTGCTCCGGCTGCTATTGCTAGCGTTCTGGCCACAGCTGACGCTGCGCCTGAAACTACTCCGGTCGCTTGATCCGTTTCATCGGCCTCAAATGACACATGGACATCGTCCGGTTCTGATTGCGGAACCAATCCTCCTGGCTCTTGCAGTGTAGGTATTGACAATTTCACATCTGTTGCATGCGCAAAGACGGAAAATGAGATATTCTTAGCAGAACCATTGGCATGTCTCAGCCGAGTAACTGATTCTATGGTCAAGGTTCCCATGGTTCCCCAATCCGCCTGCGCCACTGACAGATTGTTAGTCTTACAAAAGAATGGTAAGACCAACTCTCCACCTTGTGATAGTGTTGGATCGAGGAAAACATGTGGTCGCTGTGAACGAAGCACCAGTTGTGCGAAATTACCCGCTGCCGCAATGGTCTCCATTTCATCCTCTCCAGCATATGGCAAATATGATGCCATAGCTCTCCCGTGATAAAATGAATTACCATTAAGCAGAATTCGAACATGCAATTTGCATTTCAATAACGCAAAGTTGCTAATTCGGTTAATGTTCCGGGGATTAGAAAAGAACAAATCCCATGGGTTAATGGTCTTCGAACTATATGCATTGATAGGGAGAATTCCAGTCGAGATTTTTATTGGTCTCGAAAAGAAGTCCGCCAAGCTATCATCATTGGTGTCCTGCAAATATGCGGTCCGGTCCATGGACGTATTAAACATATATCCTGTACTGGGGGCCACATCATGAAATGACACCGTTTGGTTCTTAGCCGTCGTCTGATTTCCTTTGAATTCCACGCCTAATCTATCTTCCATAGCCTCGTGCTCGAGGCACACACTATTTTGTACAATCGAATCGCGTGTGTTATACGATTCTGGCTTTTCAGCCTCACCTTTAGGTGACGTTTTGGTAGTACTTTCCTCTTTATGTGAATTAAACATATTGCTAAAGGTACACGGTTGGAAACCGTAATAAATAAATAATAAATATGTATAAAAATGTAATATATAAAATAACGATAAAATAAAAATGTACAACAAATATAACAACAATAAACTAATCGAACATTAAGCCTTCAGCGGACGGTTCCGACATGGCAGGTTCCCCTTCAAGGTAGAACGTGACCATCTCATCATACGTCGGCAAAGCATTGTTCGTACACAAAGATATATATGGTTGCAAATCGTGCTTATGCATAATTTGCTCCAGCTGTGGAACACGATGGCTATACACCTCGCGCCCATGTCTCCAAAATTCCCTAAGTCCCGAATCAATTGCACTACCACATTGCTTCTCTACAGGGTCCACACAGTCTTTCCTTTTCACATAACAGTGCAACGGTTTAAATATAGAAGCTATCTCAATAGGAGCAACGTACTGCTGTACGTCCTCACACCACCTGAATTTTCGCTTCAAATATCCTGCTTCATCCGCATTGACAAATTTCTTAAGCTCGCTTTTCTTATCAGCAGAAGTATAAGTAAAACCCGCTTTAGCTAATTCGTCTCTGTGGACATGCATGTCCCACCATGTGCACTCAGGCTCGACAGCACCGAGATTATCATCGCCCATGAAATTCGCCTTCATGTGCGTGTCATAATTCCAATACTCCGAGTCGGGAGCTGATCGCATGTATGTGTATCTGAACAATGTTGAATTGTTACCATTGCTGACCATCACCGTCGCAAAAACACCTGAGGGCAAAGAACAATACGCCTGAAAATATACTCCGTCCCATTCATATATAGGGTAAGCAAATTCGACATACAAAGCGTTCACGACCTTCAACTGTTTCTCACTATAGTTCCCGCTCGCGGCAAGAACCGACTTGTGGGCATTTCCCGTAGCAAGAGTTAGCTGTGGTGTCATGGATTTATCCCAATGGACATAATCGCCCTCAAAACAGCGGTGCTTATTAGTCTCCGTGAACAGCGATTTGTACAAGCGCGTCCAATCTGAACTGTGCGCATTTGCACTGATGCAGCATTCCATTTCGTCCCAATGCATTTGCATAACTCGGTTAAGAGATCCCAAATACATTTTACAGACAAGCAAAAACGCCAACTGTGTCCCGGCAAAAACTCGCAACTTGTTCTTAAGTAGCTTTGTTGGCTCATCTTTGATGTGAGCTTGGTAGAGCGTGTAAATACGCTCTCCATTTTCAGCCTTTTCAATAATGTCATTGACTAATCTTTCAACTTCTGGTGTGAATCGCAATTCAACTATCGTGCCATACTGATCAACGACAGCATAGCCTTCAGCCAGTTTGAGTTTGGAACCCCATACTCCTACGCCAGCACTGGTGCTGACACAAACTCTGTCTGCACCTGTAACACCTGGCACTCCATTGACAACGGAGTGTAGATCCCACACGTGGAGCATATGATTAACTTTCATTTTTCCAATCTTTCTCTTCAAAAAGTTTTCATATGAAGTTGACGCATCTCTTAATGTGTCGGGGTCCAGCTCGTTTCTTGGTTGGGCTATGTCCTGCATATTTTGCTGCCAAGGTCTCCATGTTGATATGCCCTTAGGGGGGCCGTGTTCTCTCTTCCATTCCATTATTTCCTCGACGCTTTCGCTAATAGGTGAAATTTTTACATTGGATCTGAGTGAACGGCTACCTCTATCATGTGGGCCGTAAACTTCCAAAGAACATGGTTGCTCAACGGGGAGCCACTTTAAACAGTGCTTTGGTGCCACGTCATCCTCGCACACCCCCTCAACATTAAGAGAGGGCTGATCAAAAACATAATCGTATTGTGGAGACGTAATGCCACCGTCAAATGTAACATCGATACCATTAGTAAACTGTTCAATGCATGACTTCAACTCCGGCATTGTGACTGAATGGCAAAAACCAGTTACTCCATTTCCGCCTGAATGAACACCTAACAGCACAGTGCCCTTAGTGTTCACGACATATGGAGAGCCACACATTCCGTTATAGGTATGGTTCTGGGCTTTATACAGATAACCTGCTAGCTTCGAACCTGCCACGGAGCATGTGCTCAGTTGGCCCATAGTCACTGTACTCAGTAACAAACCATTCTCGTCGATCACTCCTTCCAGAGAATCCAATATGGTGTCCCGATCGAATCTTGGGGACATATAATCTCTCCTCACGCGAGTGACGCTGGTTGCACTCAACCCGGGCGTATTTATCGCTTCAAGAGGAAAATATTCCAAATATCCTCGTTTCATCGGCAGTCCTCTTACACGAACAACTGCAATATCCTTTCCTGGAATCCTACTTATATCCTCTTCCGAAATCTTTTGAGTCAAGCCATCTATACCGATTGTTTCGGGTCCGACGTTCGCCATCTTCAACATTCCTGGATGTAGACTATGTGAGGTGGTTAACCAATAGTCATTCTTCAACGGTATCATGACGAAATTATTCTGTTTCTTGTATGCTCCATCCTTCTCATCGTAGTAATTTGAAGTAAACATAACAGATTTCGACAAACATGACACCAAATCCTTGGAACATGTAGAAGAACTCTTCATCGTTCTCTTGATCGGAATTGGAACACGGTTGATCTTTTTCTTGGACCACTCGTTTTCCGTTTCGTCACTAACAGGAACGGGAGCACAAGGCTCCGATTGAGGCGCCATATAGTCGTTAAGCGTCAAAAACTTCTTTGCCACGACAAGGGCACCAATGGCCATGCCAATTTGCACTCCTCTATGAGACGCTATTTTCAACATAACATCTTTCAAAGTATCGGTCACGGACGAGAATTTTTTCGTGTAGTCTTGCCACATCGCTGAGAAAGAGAAATCATCCGAGGGTGAAGTGTCCACCACGTCGGGTTCTGATTCCTTCTTTAATTCTTGTTCCTGAGCACATCGGGTGCATTTCGAGCGTATTGTAAAATGCTCGCACAGATTAAGGACTTCCATCTCCTTCGCTTGTTTGTATGCCTTGGATTGTTCCACATCATGCTGTTCAGCTGCTTCTCCAATGAATTTGGCATATTCCCATACATCGTCAGTCTGCAAAACTTTGACGAATGTAAACATGTCTTCTCCTTCATTTGAGCAAGATCTGGTCACTCTGACTTTCTCGACTATGATATCCCACGCATCCGGGAACATCTGATCAGTTGGGTTGTAAAACACACCCTCGTCATTAGTAAACTCCTTCTTCAACTTTACGGACACCACCAAATCAAACCGCCTCATGATCGAAGCGGGATTATTGGAAAACACTGATGCTCCAACATCCTTGACATTAGTTGTGCCATACATCGCTTTCAGACCATACTGGTATTTTCCTTTTTGTTCGGCTTCCGCCTTAATGACTGATGAAGGTGTATTGTTGTTGCCCCTTAAAAATCTGTCAACTGGCGACTCTTGGTACCACTCCCATCGAGCATTGCACACATCGTCAACCAACATTGAATGATGTTTTTTCGGGTCATACTCACTATCATAAGCATCTTTTTCATTGGGGATGCACAAGAAATCACTCGACGATTCAATATCCAGCCCTCGACACACTGCCTTATACGTTAATATTCTAACAGTGGTCTTGGCTACTCCGCTTCCTCCAAAAATCAAGGTTGTCAAGGCCCGTTTGATAAATGTCTCCTTCTTCTGAAGCAACATTATCTTCGAAACCATAGAGTCCAACTTATATATCCTTTGATTCAATACATTCCTCGCGGGACTATTGTCATTCTCTTTTTTCTTGATTTCTATGTATTTCTCCTTCAATGTCATTATTGCATTTACAAATGCCTCTCGAGATTTATATTCTCCCTCAGTATGCTTGGAAATAGCGTCCAATTCATTGTTGTCTATAAGCATTGTCCAAGAGATTAATCGAGAATATTTCTTATCTAGTTCATCCACAAGAGCATCTTCCAAAAACAACGAGCTAAACGGTGCTCCGGAAAGAATGGCAACTCCCTTTGATAGGAAAAAATGAGCTCCTGATAGAACCATATCGATAAGTCCTGTACATCCTCGGGTAAAATCCCAAAATTTGACCTTGAAAAGTCCACCGGTGATAATATTCAACCGGCTAACTGCATCTGAACTCCCAGTGAAACACACAGCCATTATTGCTGTCATGATGCCACTGGCGTTCTCCAAAACCTTGGATCCAACCAACACTTTCCAATTATCCTTCAACATTCCTAGGAAATCGATTGCTTCCTCCACGGACTCCTGCTTAAGTTCCTTACGACAACCATTGTACAACAACATTACCAAATCGGTTATGTGCTGTCCTATGATTCGAGTAAGTGAACCCTTTACAAAAGTCTTCGCATATGCCATTATAGCGCAGATCACACTTGATATGTTCTTTGCATGAGTCAATGACACAACGCACAAAAGGAAGTCCTCTCCCCTTGAGAGTATTGATTCCCATAGGTCCGTTTCTCCACCCGGAGGACTCACAAAATTTCTAAAGGAGTCAAACTGGCCTTGAATATCATCTGTTAATTTGCCTGCTCTTTGTGCAACATTTCGCACATCACGGGCAGTATCCATCAATTCACTGTGCGTACTCTGCACATTTTCCACGAGCTCACCTATTGGCTGTGTAATACAATCATGTAAAGCCTCGTGTTGTAAATCTTCATAGTCTAGCGCAGTATCCCTCTGCGCTCCTTCTATATATCCATTAATAAGCATGAGATAGCACAATGTTACTTGCGACAAATCATGCCAAAAATATACATACTTATCAGGGTCATCTGTATCTTGTTCAAACACGATGACCAAATTTCTTGTTTCTGGGTCTATACCCACGAAATCAATCCACCACATATTATCCTCGTCGCGATGTTTCTGCCCTACTTGGCAGCCATCAAACGACTCCACTGTCAAAAGATCCTCCGTATTCATGTATTCCCTGGTTACCAATTCACTACAAATTGCAACCTCCAACCATCGCACCATTTGCGATGGGATCGTGAAACCATTGGATGTGTCTTCACTTTCGCCTTCTGTGACGTATACAGTAGTACTTTCCTCTTCATGCAAACTTTTCATCCCCTTCACGGGGCCATAAATTAAAAAATAAGGCGGTTAATGTGCTTTTTTGTTTCCGGTGCACGCAACACCTCCTCCTACAAACAATTGTAAATATTAAACCGAATATCCATACAGGGACGGGACCAAGCAACCCTTTCCACGGGGGCACCTTCGTTTCCGCCAGTAAACACGCATCTACCCTGAGACGTCACTCCCACCATATGCTGATACATACGGAGCGTGTACTTTCGCAAGCCACTGTACTAAAAGAAATTAGGTGGATTAATCCACTGGAATCTCCTTGTGAAACATTACGTCGTTTAAATCTACCTCAACGATAACATTGGTCTTTTACCGCGAAACGACGCACAGCGCATACCATCTACACTAACTACCCTAAAAAACGGGATTTACGTATCTTTATGCAATGGCGTTACACTGATTATTGTCAATAACACGTAATTATGGACTTATTATCGATAGCAGTAAAACCACAATCTTTACAGAAATCAAATCTATAATTGTCTGTTAACCCTGCTCTCCTCCAGAGCGAAAATGATCTAAGTCTTGGGACGATCACTCCCTCACACTGAATGTACGCTACTCACGAAAAGTAGTTCTATATACTTAGACAGCGCTGCTTTAACAGCAGAGTTCGGTGTGTTTGGCGGCACAGCTAGTTGTTAGATACTAGCAAACATTACTAAAAAAGGATGGAAAAATTCATTAAATGGATAACCCATTCATAAAAAATGCATGCATTATGCATGTATAAGCTTCTGCACATACAAAGGTAGCCCTGCCACAGGCTCCAGCCCCTTAAGG